CGGTGGTCGCCGTATCATTATCTGTCAAGCGAACACGCTGAACGTTTCAAACCCCCTCAGTCAGTCAGCGACCGCCACATTTTCGGTTTACGATCCGGCTGGAACTTATCGACCGTCAGTCGGGCAAACAGTTCTGATGTATCACGGCACGGTCCTAGTTTTCGGCGGCACGATCGAGGAGTGGACCGAAGCGGCGTATCCAGGGCAAAGCGGCAATTTGATTCTGGTGAAATGCACTGACTTCTCAAACTTGTTGGACCGACATATCATTGGCGAATACTATCCGGCAAACCCATCTGATCCGGATGCGCCGCGGCTTGGGCTCATGGTCGCTGACATTGCCAACAAGTATTTAGCGACCGATGGAATCCTCTACGACGGTTCAGACGGATCTCCGGGTCTGGTCATGGGTGCTCAATTGTTCGCCTGGCAGACGATCCGCCAAGTCTTCAACACTCTCGCGAATCTGACGGGCTGGGACTTCAGTGTCGATTACAACAAAGTACTGAGATTCTTTCCGCACTTAACCGGCCGCGGAACGGCGCCGTTCAATATCGCAGACGGTGATAAGAATGTTCTCAGTGATGAGGCGTCAGCAACTTCAGGAAGCACGTCGCTTTCAATTCGAACCTATCGTGGGACGTATCGGAATCGTCAGTACGTGCGGAGTTCAAGCGCTGTTTCTCCGCTGTGGCACGATATATTCTCATCGACCAATCAAGGGCCGTATCCGAATTCACCCCAACCGCCAGACGGGACGCGGTTTTTCTTTGTCACGCTTTACGGGATCATCTCGACACCCACAGTCACAGTGAATGGCGTGACTCAACGTGTAATTTCATTCTTGGATCTCGCTACGACACCATCGGCCAATTGGGATTGGTACTGGATACCTCAGCAGGGCGCGCCGAATCCAGCTCCAGGCGTCGGCCAAAACATGAACAATGCGCGGCTGACCGCTTCGGACACTTTGATCGTGGGCTACCCGACGAACATTCCGTCGATCTATTCGGTCGATTGCACAGCGCAGATAGTTGATCGAGCGGCCATCGAAGGAAACAGTGGGATCTATGCGGACATTCAGGACGCCGGAAACATCACGGACCCTTCCGCGATCGCGCAATACGCGTTAGGGCTCCTGAATCGCTACGGCTGTACAAATGGAATGCCGACACAAGTGCTTTACTCAACGGACTCCGCGGGCCTGTTCGCCGGGATGCTTCAGACCATCCAACGGAGCAAACCATTGATAGCGTCAGGTGTTTACCAAATCTCGTCCGTGAGTTTCCGGGACATCGATGGGAAGTTTCTACGGTATCAAGTGACGGCGGATTCAGGACAGTTTCAGGGTGATTGGACGCAGTTCTTTGGACAGATTCAGACGGCGATTCAACTTCCGCAGCCGGCGAATCGCATGGTCTATAACTGGCTTCTCGCTCCAAGCTATCCAGGGATTACCAATCCAGGATTAGGAGCGGGCGGGACTCAGCCTCAGTTACAGGTGATTCAGAATCCATTCGAGAGTTTCCAGTATTTTACTATCGCGTTTCCGACTCCAACCACTGCGGACTTGGATGTAAATATCCTCCAGAACGGAACCACGACGGGGTACTACACGGTTCCGGCCGGGACGCAGGGATCAAAAACGTTCTACTATGCCCAGGCGCTTAGTTATCCGGCTGGCACGACGATGCAGGTTTTCGTAAATACGCATGGGGGAACGATCAAGGATGCGATTGTCACACTGGTGACGAGCGTGGTGGTTTCGGCCTAAGGTTGCATAATTGCGCAATTACAAGTAAGCTTGAGAAGTGTCGGCATACGAATCGTTTCTTGAATGCAAAACGCAGCTTGGCGGCTTTTCTGGATTTGACCCGTTGTGGATGCCTTCGGGCCTGTTCGACTTCCAACAAAATCTAGTTGACTGGGCGCTTCGCAAAGGCAAGGGCGCAATACTGGCAGACTGCGGATTAGGCAAGACCTACATGGAATTGGTCTGGGCTGAAAACATCCACCGCAAAACGAACAAGCCTGTTCTGATAATCACTCCCTTGGCAGTTGGCGCGCAGACGGTTCGCGAGGGCGATAAGTTTGGAATCGAATGTAAGCGCGCGGCTGACGGCAAGGTCAGTCCGGGCATCAACATCATCAATTACGAGCGGCTGCATTATTTCGACTCGCGGGATTTCGCGGGTGTTGCCTTAGATGAGTCCAGCATCTTGAAATCGTTTGACGGAAAGCGAAGGTCTGAAATCACCGAGTTCATGCGAACGCAAGAATACCGATTGCTCTGCACGGCGACGGCGGCGCCTAACGATTACATCGAGCTTGGGACATCAGCAGAGGCCTTGGGGGAATTGGGTTATCTGGATATGCTGAATCGGTTCTTTAAGAACGATCAGAACACCATTCAGCCGATGCGAAAACACATCATCGGCAATAACTTTCGTGATCCAGCTCCGCTCGTTGAGAAATGGAGGTTCAAAGGACACGCAGAGATCCCGTTCTGGAAATGGGTGTGCTCGTGGGCTCGTGCAATTCGGAAGCCTTCGGACCTTGGCTTCCCCGATGGTGATTTCATCCTTCCAGAACTGATCGAAAGACAGCACCTCGTGACGGCTTTGACTTTGGCTCCTGGGATGTTGTTCGCAGTTCCAGCTATCGGATTAAAAGAGCAACGCGAAGAACGCAGACGGACAGTAACCGAATGCTGCGAAAAAGTTGCTGAACTAGTCGAGGGCCACGATTCGTCACTGATCTGGTGTCACCTGAACGATGAGGGCGACTTACTAGAACGTTTGATCCCTGGTGCTGTACAAGTTTCCGGCTCAGACTCGGACGAAGCCAAAGAAGAGCGGATGTTAGCTTTCGCGAACGGTCAGATTAAGCGGCTGGTGACGAAAACAAAGATCGGCGGATTTGGGATGAACTGGCAGCAATGCGCGCACATGACCACATTTCCTTCCCATTCTTTCGAGAGCTACTACCAAGGCGTTCGAAGGTGCTGGAGATTCGGACAGACGCGGCCGGTTACCGTTGACATCGTGACGACCGAGGGCGAGCAATCAGTACTGGCAAATCAGCAAAGGAAATCCGCGGCGGCCGACAAGATGTTCACGGCGTTAGTCGCTCAGATGTACGACGCGATGACGATTGAGAGAACCCAAAAATTCAACATAGAGGAGCAAGTCCCGACATGGCTGTGAAAGAGCAAGAACTGACCGATACGCACGCGCTGTACCTGGGGGATTGCTGCGAAGTAATGCAAAAGCTTCCGGCTGAGACCATTCACCTGTCGATCTATTCCCCTCCGTTTGGAGGGCTGTATCATTACTCCTCTGAAGAGCGCGATCTTTCGAACTGTCTGAACTATGACCAGTTTTTCGCGCACTACGAATTTGTGGTTAAAGAACTTGCGCGGCTGACACTCTCGGGAAGAATGACGGCGGTTCACTGCATGGATGTTCCATCGGGGAATTGCGGAACCGATCACCTGATAGACTTTCCAGGGGATATCATCCGGCTCCATGCAAAGCACGGTTGGAACTACATTGCCCGATATGCGATCTGGAAAGAACCTCTGGCAGTGAGAAATCGGACGATGGCTAAGAACCTGGCACATAAAACCATCGTTGAAGATTCGTCACGCTGCAGCGTGGCTTCGGCGGATTACTTGCTGGTGTTCCGGCGAAAGGGCGTCAATCCAATTCCCATCAAGCATCCAGTCGGGCTATTGTCGTATGCCGGGGAAAGAAAGATGCCGGCTGAATTGCTTCGATACAAGGGATGGAAGGGAAACCAGATTGAGAATCGATATTCTCATTGGATCTGGCGCCAGTACGCCTCGGCGTTTTGGGACGATATCAGAATCGGTCGAGTATTGCCATTCAAGGCGGCGCGCGATTCAGATGACGAAAAGCACGTCCATCCCCTGCAGTTGGACGTTATCGAGAGATGTTTACAGCTTTGGAGCAATCCTGGCGAAACGGTTTTTACTCCCTTCATGGGCGTGGGTTCAGAGGTCTGTGGTGCGCTCGCGAACGGTCGACGGGGTATTGGGATAGAACTGAAGCCCAGCTATTACAGGCAGGCTCTAAAGAACGTTAAGGAGGTGCTGAAGTCGGGATGGGGCGAGTCCACAACGGCTAGTTTTCAGTTTGAGGACACGAAGGAATCAGAAGAGGTCGAGGAGCCGGCCTAAGGCGATTTCTAAGGCGAACTGGTACTAACGCTCTATTTGCGAGAGTACCTTTTAGCCGCATACTCTGTTTATGGAATACAACGAAGACGAAGACACACAGCGACCGACAGCCGAAGAGACACCCAACGCGTACATCAACGAGACGCGCAATATGGACTACGATCCGTACGAGGACGAGTAAAATGCTTTCCATGGCTGTAGACATCAACACTCGCCGGGAACTCTCAGAACCGCATCCCAACGAGATTAAGAACCGCCAGATACGGGCCTTCGCGCTCGTGAATATCGTGCGGAGGTTTCGCGTGTACACTTCGCAGGTGGAACGAATGGACGAGCGGCAATGGAACATGCTCGGGGAAGCGGCTGAAATAAATCTACCGATCAGCCGGGAAACGAAAGACCTCACTATCAGTCTGCTAAAGCTTGTGCGCTCAAAGTAGTGTACTTGCGCAATCATCTCAAAGTTTGTAATATAACCGTGTGAGCAAACCATCAAAGCCCGTCAAGATATCCGCATTCGTTTCCCCATCCCATCGCGAAGCTTTGAAGAAGGCATCCAAGGAAACCGGCTCATCCATTGGCGAGATCCTACTGCAAGGCTCAAAGCTCGCGCTCGAACGTCTCGACAAGCTCAAACTGAAGCCGGATCAAAGACGAAGCGCCTAGTACCCCCTAGTACATTTCTAAGCCATTTCCCTAATTGCGCAATTACTCATAAGCCTGTACTATTGGTTTATGAACTACCCAGCAGGTTGCACCCAAAACGATGTTGACCGCTCCTCGAATGGCGATGAGCAAATCGAAGAGCAGGACGAAGTGATTACGTTAGACTGCGGACACCGCGGCACGCTTCGCGGTTCTGAATCAGTCGGCGGTAAGGACGTGTGCGAGGATTGCTTCAATGACCGCAAGCTATTCATCGCGTCGATTCTAAACAACGGCTGGGCGCAATGAAAGCTGAAGACGCGCTATCTACAGTTGAAACGCCGTATGCCGTCATCTGTCCGACGCATGGGCAAGTGTTCCTGAATCAAGCTGGATACTTTCGCCAGATGGACTTTCCTGGTGCAAAGTGGATATGTCCGCGATGCGGCGCGGTGTCCGAGTGGGACGATGACAATTACGAGAAGCACATGGAGGATGACGAGTGAAGCAATCGGCGCTCGGGGCCTGCATTTGCGCTCTCGTCTTTGGCGCATCGCTTGGAATGGCGACCGGCTCAGTCTCCTGGGCCATCTGTGGTGCCGTTGGCGTACTGGTTTTCTACGTCATAATCCTGCTGCTTTTGATAGATCCAGAATGGAGCGAAGACGATGAAGATTTACGTAGCTAGTTCTTGGCGGAACACATTCCAGCCTGATGTAGTGAAGCTCCTCAGGGCCGAGGGACACGAAGTGTACGACTTCAAAAACTCTGAAGGCTTTCATTGGACCGAAGTAGATCCGGACTGGCGACAGTGGCCGGATGACATCCCGCGATACATTCACGGACTAACGCACAAATGCGCAGAGCGCGGCTTCAATCGCGACATGAGTGCGTTGAGGGAATGCAACCTCTGCGTCTACGTGATGCCTTGCGGTGTATCCGCGAGCCTTGAGGCAGGCTGGGCATGCGGGGCCGGGAAGCGCGTCGTGGTCTACGTCCCTGGATTGCGCGAGGCGGACCTGATGGTAAAAATGGCAGATCTGGTAACGGACGATTTCGCAAAGGTTCTGGAGTTCGTACGGCGATGAAAAGACCGATGGACTTTAGTACTTCCGAGCTATTGATAATATTGGCATCGGTGGATCATTATCGAGTGTGCGCGGATGTAGTTCATCCTCAGAAAGACACGCCGATGGATCAGCGTCAAATGGCGTTACGGAACAAAGTTGAGATGGCAATTGAAGAGCGAACAAAGGAAGGCAGAAAATGAGCGACCTGGCAGTAGTTCAACACCGCGGCGACGTGCGCGCGGAAGACTTTCTCCCTGTGCTTTCGGTTCAGCAGGCGGTGGACCGAAAAGAGCAGATCAACAGATATATCGCCGGCGTGATGAAAGAAGGCGAAGACTACGGCTACATGCCGGGGGACAATCGCAAAGAGAAAAAGCGCGTGCTGTTGAAACCGGGCGCCGAGAAGCTTTGTAGCATTTTTGGACTCTCGCCGCGGTACGTGGTTGAAACTCAGATCGAGGACTGGACCGGGAAAGACCACGGCAATGAGCCCCTCTTTTACTACCAGTATCGTTGTCAGCTTTGGCGTGGGGATAAGTTTTTAGGCGAGGGAATCGGTTCTGCGAACTCGTGGGAACAGAAGCATCGTTATCGATGGCTGAGGGAAGACCAACTGCCCGGGCCGAAGGAAAACTACGTTGCCAAGGGCGGCATTGCGACGATCAGCGAGCCTAAATTCGCTGTTACGAAGTCGGACACAACCGGACAATACGCGAAACCGTTAGAGTACTGGGCGCTCTTTCACGATGCGATTGCAGCGGGTACGGCTCGATCGATCAAGAAAGACAAGAAAGGCGGCGGAACGTACGAAGCGTGGGAGATTGAAGCGGATCGGACCTCGTATCGCGTGCCTAATCCCGACGCCGCGGACCTCGTAAACACTCTTCAGAAGATGGCGCAGAAGCGCGCGCAGGTAGCAGCCGTACTCGTGGTAACGAACTGCTCAGACGCTTTCACTCAGGACGTCGAGGACACGCCAGAGCACGTCACAGAAGGGATCGACACAGGCGGACATGCTCCGAATACGCAGGCGGCCGCCGATCATGTTCGGGATTCAAAACTGAAAGAGGACGCTGAACTCAGTCAGCTTCCGCCAGAGATCCAACGTATTGTCGCGAAACTAGCGGAACCTGGTTACCTTGTCGACGGGCTGAGGATCATCAAAGATCAGCTTAAGCAGGCGTTACCGAATGCTGGCAAAGACGAGTATACGCGGATTCTGAAAAAGCACGGCTGGGAGAAGGGGAAGGGAATCAATTTAACCGTGGCGATTGCAAGGTCGGCGATTCTCGAAATGTATCAGGTAATCAAGTTTGCGAAAGAGCAGGCAGCGCAGACGGTGGACGGTGTATTTCACGCCACTGATGACGATGTACCGCTGTTCAAGGATGCGCCTGCATTTGATCCCATGTCTAAAGCGGAGGTGAAGTAATGGAATCCCTAACGCTCTACTCAATCGAGATGCAGTTGCTTGAGCTCGTCGCCTATCGGGAAGACCTGCTATCCGGCGAGTTCGATATGGACGAATCGGAGCGGCGCGAACTCTTGAAAGTCGCTGAGGATCGGATCAAAGAGTACGTCACGAAGGAGGTCGCGAAGGTCGATGGAATCGCGGCCATGCTGCGAGAGTTTGAGAAACGCGAGGCCATTGAGAAAGAGGAATCGCAGCGAATCGCGGCGCGTGCGAAACGATGGGCGGAACGGAAAGCAAATCTGGAATCAATGTGCATGTCGATTATGCAGTCGATGGGGAAAGAGAAGCTGGATGGAAAGCATTCCACTTTGGCGCTGAGGAAATGTCCGCCGAGTGCAGAGATAGTTCAGCCGCACTTGATCCCAAGCGAAAACATGCGCGTGTCAATGACCGTCACGCTCGCAGAATACGACGGGATAATCAGCGAACTGCCATCAACCCTAGCAAGCGTGCTCATTAAATCGCGCACCAATCCCGAGCCCATGAAAGAGGCGATAAGGAAGGCGTTGAAGGCCGGCGAGGGAGTCCCAGGCGCACGGCTTGTAACCGATAAAGTGAGGCTCGAAGTACGTTAAAACGAACTCCAGTAAAGCGGAAGCGTTCAGGCGTTCGACGTGGGCCAATGCGGGATCTAAAGTATCGGCGGTGGGTTGCTTATCATTGGTGCTGCATCGACCTTGAGGCTTATGAAAAAGGGACTACTGGCGTCGGGCCCCACTTTTCGTTTGCGGTTTCGCAGGCGGCACACACCGAAAACAACGGCACGTCGAGCAAAGGTCTGGACTCCTCGTGCGTTCCTCTTTGCGTGATGCACCACGCCGAATACGACAAGGGCCGAAAAGCCTTCGAGGCAAGGTACAGCGTGGACCTTTTAGCAATTGCGAAATTGTACTATGCTCGTTATCTGGAAGAAACACAGAAGTCCAATCCATAGGAGACTCCATGTCAGACACGTTAGTATTTTCATCGGCGCGGCTCAGAAGTTTCAGCCGTGACGCAAATTCGGGAACGGCGAAGTTCTCAAGCAGCATTTCAGCGGCAGTACAACGGGCCTTGAAATGGGAAGACCTTCCCGAGTGCTACACAGGCGGGAAGCCGGAAGGATCCCTTCACGCAACTGAAATCGAGATGGCTCCAGACGAAGACGGGCTGAAGCGTCAGAAGTTCAAGCTCGCGACGTCTTCGATCAACAAGTTTGAAATTGTGCGGCTGGAGCTGGAGGGGAAGAAATCGAAGGGGCATCGGCTGGAACTCCGGTTCGACGTGAATTTCACGGATACGAAGGGCGCGGAGAAGCTGGAGAAGTTCATTCTGGTAGCCGGGGATGCGAAAAGCAAACTCACAGTGTCGTACGTGAAGCAAGAGGAACTGAAACTGATTGACGAGCAACAAGCACTCGACACGACGAAGGCTGATTAATGGTGGAAATTCGCGTCTACGGTTCGCCGGCTCCGCAGGGTTCGAAGCGATTCCTGGGGCTGAAAGGCGGCAAGGGAATCATGGTGGAGTCCTCGAAGGCGGTGAAACCGTGGCGCGAGGCGGTCAAACAAGCTGCTTTAGAGGCCATGCAATCGCGCAGCGGGGCTGTCCAGGGCGCTTTGGTGGTCGAAATGGTGTTCACGGTCCTAAAACCCAAGAGCGCGCCTAAGAACCGCCAGACGTGGCCAGACAGGAAACCGGACCTCAGCAAACTAATCCGATCAACTGAAGACGCGCTAAGTGATGCTGGCGTATGGGAAGATGACGCCCGAGTGGTCGAATATCGAATGGTCAGTAAGGTTTATCCCAATGAAGGCCCAGGCGCGCTGCATATCCCCGGCGCCGTGATTCGCGTGTTTCAGGTGAACGAATGAAAATCACCAATCCTTGGAAATGTGATGGGCCGGGTTGTTCGCAATTGAAGGGAGAGACTAACCACTGGCTTTTGGTTTCAGCAAACGATCCACTTTGTTTTATGATTCAGCCTTGGGATGAGCGGCTCGCTGCGATTGAAGGAAATATGCACATATGTGGCTCGGTATGTGCCGGAAAAACCCTAGAAAAGTGGCTCACTTCTCGGTCATCTCCATGAAAATTATAAACCTTGTCAGACAACGTTTCGGGAGACTGCTTGTGTTATCACGCACTTCCAAAATACCGGGCAAGAAACATTCTCAATGGCTATGTCGTTGCGAGTGCGGGAACTCTTTGACGGTTTCCAGTAACAGGCTGACCAGGTCCATAACGCGGTCCTGTGGCTGTCTTAGGAGATTGCCTGTAGCTCCACGATTTTGGGCTAAAGTGCAAAAAAGAGGCGTTGATGACTGTTGGGTGTGGACCGGGAACTTAACAGAGAAGAACGGGTATGGCCGCTTGCGTGTGTCTGGGCAGATGGTTTGTGCGCATCGTGTTTCCTGGGAGCTTCACAATGGTCTAATTCCAGAAGGTCTGTTAGTCCTCCATAAATGCGACAATCCCCCATGTTGCAACCCAGCGCATTTATTTCTGGGGACGCATAAAGACAACTCAATGGACGCAATCGCTAAATCCCGCCACGCACACGGCGAACGGGCCGGAACTGCGGTTTTGACAGCAGACCAAGTTCGTGAGATTAGAACACTATACTCGACCAAGCAAGCCAACCAACCTGAGTTAGCGGTAATGTTCAATCAGAACACTGGAAATATCTCGCGAATCATCCGTCGCGAAATGTGGGGGAGCGTGGTTTGATGTGCGCGGCAAAGGCTCTCAATAAATGGGCAGGCAGTGCCTAAACCGTTGGCAATAGACCTCTTCTGCGGTCTTGGCGGATGGGCGGAAGGCTTTCTATCGGAAGGGTACGACGTGGTGGGGTTCGACACTGAGCGTCACGATTATGGCACTGGCGGTTATCCCGCACAACTCGTTCTTCAGGACGTGTTGACCTTGCACGGTTCGCAATTTCGCAATGCTGCGGTGATCGTAGCGAGTCCACCTTGCCAAGCGTACAGCTATCGGGCGATGCCTTGGAAGCGTGCGAAAGCGTTGCCGCCTCCGAGCAATGAACTATTCGACGCCTGTTTTCGGATTCAGCGGGAAGCCTCGGAAGCTGCGTGGCGGCATATTCCGATGGTGGTTGAGAACGTGAAGGGCGCTCAACCGTGGGTAGGTAGGGCAGCGTGGCACTACGGGAGTTTCTACCTTTGGGGCGATGTGCCAGCGTTGATGCCAATTACTTTCAATGGCACAAAACTACCGGGCAACAATGGGCCGCGGCTGTGGAAAGACCGCGAAGTTCAGTGGTTATGTGACGCGACGAAGAACAACGGCGGCTCGTGGTTCAACCAAGCACACAACACAGAGAGCGGCACAGGGAGGAATCCGGTTAACGGCAGTGATGGCGTTAAGCATGGAGGCGATTGGTTCTCGGGATACGGCGGGGGATTCGGCTGGGACCACTCGCAAATGAGACAACACTCCTCGAAGTCGCCAGCACGTAAAGCTGCTTCTGCTCAGATAGCGAAAATACCGTTTCCGCTCGCCAGCCACATCGCCCGAGTTTTCAAACCGTAAATTATGCCGAAACGACAATTAACAGGATTTCCGCAAAGTTTTCAACATCACCGACTCAGCAATTTCATCGCGATACACTCATGTGTGGAAAACTTATCGAATTGCCCTGTGGACATCTGTTGAAATCTTGCATGACGGGCCGAATCTTCAACAGCCGTCAACAAAGCTTGCACAGTTTTTCAACATGTGAAAATCTCTTCAGTGCCATGAACCACAAACGATATACGGCAGTTTTCCACATTTCCACAGGACCTACTAATACGATTTACTCTTATAGCCTAGATTTGAACAGCAGAAACAGTAAGGCGGAAGGGTTCGCAATATGACACCAGATCAGGAAAGGCACGCCGAGAACATGAGAGAGCGAAACGCGCGAACTGTTCAGGGCAGGAAAACCACAGCCTATCGATGCGGCTACGATCCCGAGGGCAAGTCTCTTGCGCATACTGCGGCGCATTGGCAGACGTGTTCAGACAAAGAATGCCGTGCGGCGTGGAATCGTTGGCTTCAGCTTCGCGCAGAACTCGGACGCAAACGCGGCATATTGCGCAATTCAACAGAAGAGACTATGCTAACGTGAGATGTTGCGATGGCACAGGCGGGCGACAAAGTTCATTTTCACCCAAGTAAAACATCATCGACATCGCTGGTATTGGTATTTTAGATTTTACTTTCACAGGAGACATCACCACATGGACACTTTCTCGACTCAAGTCGGCAAATCGGAACGCATCCAAGCAAACCCGGTTGACGATCTACACGTACCGCAACCCATCACCGGAAACGTTTCGTACACGTCCTCGAATGAAGCTGTAGCGACCGTGACACCGAACGCGGGCGCCGCAGGCCAGATTCAGGTTGACGTCAAAGGCGTGGCGGCCGGGAGCGCGATTATCACCGCAACAGCGCAAGATGCTGAATCGCCGGCCAAGCAATTTTCTGGAGCATTCACAATCAACGTAACGGCTCCAGCGACACCGCACGCGAGCACGTTTGACTTCGCGGACATCGGGCCGGTATAGACGAGTTTGCTGGCGTGGCGGGTAATGCCGCACTTTCCTCGCGCGAGAAGGAGAGACTGCTACACGCCAGCAATTCAGATTGGCCGTTAACTGGAACGGCACGGCGCCTATCCCGCGGGTAGGCATTTGGGAGGACGGGCGGCCCGGTTTCGTGCGTCTCCGGGCCGCTAAATTTCATAGGAGCAATCATGCCGGATTTTGCAAGATACGCCGCGGATAATACCCGCTTCAATTCGACCTTGGCGTAGGCTCACACCTTCGCGCAAATCGCCTCAATCATCGGGCTCACGAACCCGAGAATATTCGTACAACCGAAACCCGGCACGAATGCGGGAGTGTTCCTGACTCCAGAAAAAGCCGATCAGAACGACGCGAATCGCTGGCCGGATCGCCGGGACGTGGATACGACCGGGATGGACATGCAGCAATTGGGGCTGACGGATCCCAACGTAAGCTCGCCAATGAATCTATCTCTGAGCGTGAACGAGTCGGACGATTTCTTCACCATCGGGGAGATTTACGGTCCGCTGGTAGACACCATGCACACTGAGGAGCGGCAAAACATCCTGAACGCATTCTTGACCGAAGTGGGGCAGGGCGGCAAGAAAGATACGACTGGATTGAAGGCCGACTTGCCGAATAAAATGGGCCAAGTGAACGGGCTGCTCGCTCAGAAGTAAAATGCCACAGAATACCCCGACATGCACCTGTAATCAGCGTACGTGTCGGGTGTGTTCGCATCGGCGGCGGAACAAAGAAAGTGTTGAGCGAAAGCAAGAATACGAACGGAGAAAGCTTGAAGTTTTCAGCAAATCCCCTGAAGAGTTTGCAAGTGAAGTAAGAGAACGATTAGCAACTTATCCCCACAGGCAGTTCGTTTAGTCCCACGTATCAACTCCAGCAGCGAATCGAAGCCACTTCCAAATCACCCCGGCGTTGTTTGTATCCATTGAGGCCACGCAGATTAACAGGTGTCCAGTCGCATCAATCGCGTAGATATTGCCTTCGGTGTTGGCGGCAGAACTGGGACCGCATGGACCGGGGACAGACGGAGCGCCCACGCGCGATAGGATCGCTGACGGGCCGGCTGAGCCTGAAGGCCAGTCCACAATGAACTGCGAGAAGGTGCGCATCCATCGATACACCGTCAGATTGCCTAATGAATCGATCTCGTTGGTTCTCATGCAAACGTAAAAGAATCGCTGATCGTCGAAAGTAAAGGTATTCGGTGTGCATAGACCTGGAGAGTTTGGAGTCTGCACAAACTTGAGCGAGTCGAAATTACTTCCGCCTCCACCACCAGGCGCTCCCGCTGGACCTAGCGGACCTTGATCCCCTTTATCCCCCTTGGCGCCCTGAATACCCGGTAAACCTTGCGATCCAGGACTTCCCGCGGCTCCAGGAGGGCCTATCGGACCCGGAGGACCTATCGGGCCGGCCGGACACGTCCCACACGTTCCTACGGGCGGCGTGGGCGGAACGCTGGAAGGCGGCAATAGGTGGATAGTCGCTATCGCAGTGACCGATCCATCCCGCACCTGAACGATTACGGTGTTAGAAGGCAGCGATCGGGCGGAATCGGGAAGTCCCGCAGACGGAAGAACAGACGGAGCGGTATACAATCCAGTGCTGTCGATAATCCCAAAGCTGTTGATTGCCCATGTTGGACTTTTGCACGCTGGGCAGGAGAACTGAATCTTCTGACCAGGCCCGGTGATTGTTGCATCACTTGGGACAATCACCAGTTGCGCAAACGTTGTAAACTGGAACACAATCAAACCAAGTAAGAGTTTCATAAGGGCATTATAAGGCGAAAGCCTGATTGAACGGCCGCAAGTGCGCAATTATACTTGAGCCATGGAAAACACCAACAAGCAAATAAGCGCGGCTTTCGCGGTAGTTGCGGCAATGGCTGAAGCGATCCGCGAGCTTGGGACGGTTCCGAGCGGCACGCTGTACGCACAGGTGATGGGCAAGCTGGACATTCACCAGTACGAGAGCGTTATCAAGACGCTGGTAAACACTGGACTGGTGGAAGAGACTTCGGCGCACGAACTGCGATGGATTGGACCGACACTATGCACCAAGTAAGCTTTCAAATCGGAGTAGCGGCGGCACGGCTGAATCTCAGCAACGGTCAATTGTTGGGACTCGCCCGAGAATGCGCGCAAGATCACGGCATCGTCACGCTGGCAGACTTAACGGAAGGCGAAGCAAAGGAACTGCTCGGTTTCTTGTGGAGTGCAACTGCAGAGGAAATCACGAATAAGCTAACGAGGAAGCGCGCCGAGGATTGCGTGAATCGCCGGCGCGAATTGATTGGAGCCTAGACCTTCGGAGCCATCTTAGCTTTCAACTCCGCTTCCCACGTCAAACCTTGCTGCAGATCGGCTTTGAACCCAGCATCGTTCTGATCTAAAATCTGAACAACAGAAAGAGTCCCGTCCGGATGCTTGATCAGCGTGATGACGCTCTGAATGATCCCAGATCCCAAAAGCGCATTAATTAAAGCGATTGCGCCGGCTCCCATGTTAGGCTCCTACCACGGACTGAACCACTACAAGTCCGCTCTTGATTGTCTGCAAAATGGTTAAGACCCGCTGCTTTGTGGCTGGGTCTGTAATCGGAACCAGGCCTGTAGCGATCGAGTCATCAATGGCGGCGATGATCGGATTGACCAGCGCGGCTATTTTCGGTTTCGTTGTTGGGGGAAGCTGCGTATAGCTTCTGGTGAGCGCGTCGGCCTGAATACCAGCGGCGTCGATCTTATCGCAAATCTGATAGATTGCCATCGTGTTGTTATCGCTGATAGCCTGGGGCGTCGAGGTGTTGGCGGTGTGAACGAACACGCGCAGATCGTGGGCGGAAACCTGAACAACACTAAGGGACTGGGCCACTTTCTGCAATCCATTCGTACAGCCGGCGAGCGCGATGAAAAGCGCAAATACTGCTAGGAAACGTGGTTTCGAAACGTGTTGCATAATGACGCAATCATAGCACCAAAAGGCGAAACTAGTACTTGTTCCAGTGCGGAAGTACAGAAGTGTTACGCTTGGGCCTATGGATGACATCACCCAGGTCTCACCTGCAGCAAACGTAATCCCTTACATTGTGGCAGCGGTGGCGGTGGTGCTCATCTCCACCATTGCGATCTTTGGCGTGTTCATCGTGCGGCCGGACAAGGACAACACAGCTTTAATTGCCATCATTTGCGCATCGATCACGCCTACGAGCGCAGCGATTCTGGCATTGATGAAAGCTCAGGAAACGCACATGGTAGTAAACAGCAGATTCGACAAAGTGGTGGAAGCGGCAAAAGCGGTTGCGCACAAAGAGGGAGTGGCGGATGAAAAGGACCGGCAGAACTTGATGCGGGGGATGGTGGAAGCAAATAAAAACCTGGAAGCCTTACGAGATTCTGGAACAATCCCGCCTAGTCCACCTGCGCACGATCCGACAATCCCAACAGTACAGGCTCCAGTGAATGTAGTTGCACCACCGAAGAACGGTTAGCGGACCATCTTCCAGACGCAGCGGAAGAAGAAGAAGCCAACAGCCAGAGCAACCAGCGGGTAGAAGGTGTGTACGTATTCCATGTTAGTTCTCCTCGATCTGGAACGCAGCGACTAGGCAATGGTCGAACATGCGGATGCGTTGAGAAACGTAACCTGCGTAAAGTTCGATTCCGTCCTCGGTAAGATCCGAGAGCCAGACATCGGCTCTGGCAACGTTGATTCTGTAAGTTTGGAAGTTGAATGCGTGTTTCATGAACTAATAGTACGGCTTCCCGAAAACCAATAGAATCACCCAAAAGTACCGATTTCCCGCGCAAACACCCTAGTTCGCAATTGCATGTTAAACTCCCAAGTGTGTCAAGTGATTGATTTATGGCAGGAATCCGACATTCCCCACGTACGCGCGCAAAGTTGATCGAAGAATTCAAAAGATGCGGCCGGGTAGACATGGCCTGTGCGTCTGTTGGTGTCGATCGAAGCACGCACTACGCGTGGCTGAAAGACGATTTAGATTACGCCAAAGCTTTCGCAGAGGCCTTGCCGATTGCGGCGGGATTGCTCGAAGACGAGGCGTTTCGGCGCGCATACCACGGAACGCTGAAGCCAATGAACGTCGGCGGGAAGATCGTCATGGTCACAGAATTCAGCGACCGTCTGATGGAAGTGTTGCTGAAGGCTCGCAACCGCGCGGTATTTGGTGACCGTCAAGATCTGCAAATTACAGGGAAAGACGGAAGCCCATTAATTCCCTTGGCTGCGTTGGACGCCTTGTTGCATGGCGACGATCCCGACTAGAGAGTCCGTTGCGGCCGGCTACATGGATCCGGCAGGGTTTCAACGCGGCGCACTCGGACGAAGGCTCTGGAAGTCGCAACGGCGGATCTGCGAAGCTGTAAACAATAAACCCAACATCGCGGTCAAGGGATGCCATGCTAGCGGAAAAACCTACGTCTCAGCTGGCCTTGTTCCGTGGTGGTTGAGCAAAAACATCACCGGCAAAGTCATCACGATCGCTCCGACGCTTCGCCAGGTGAAGCTGATGTGGGGCGAAATATCCCTTGCTCTTTCCACTTCCAGAATTGCGTTCCCGGCGCCATCGAGCGTTGGTTTGAAAATCGCTGAAGATCGATATGCGATCGGGATCAGCTCGAGCCGCGGAGTCAACATCCAAGGCTTTCACGGTTCTGACATTCTGGTCATTGCCGACGAAGCGCCTGGTATCGAAGCCGATATTTGGGAATCAGTAGAAGGAATCAGGGCTGGAGGAAAGGTCACAGTTCTCGAGCTCGGCAACCCGACCGTTCCATCTGGGCATTTCTTCGATAACTTCAGACATCCAGATTCAGTTGAATGTATTACCATCAGCGCGTTTGACTCTCCGAATTTGGCCGGCGTGACGATCGAGCAGCTTTTGACGATGAGTGAAGCCGAACTCGACTATGCTCCGTGGCCTTTGCTGACCTCGAGACGCTGGGTCAAAGATCGCTACCTGAGATGGGGCCCGGGTAACCCGCGGTACATTTCCCGCGTTCTTGGTGAATTCCCGGGCGCATCTGAGTTCTCAGTTTTCAGCCTTCTATGGATTGAGCGCGCGAAACGTGAGCCAACCGAAGCGGAACTAACTCGAGCAGAAGGCTGTCTCATGCAGGTAGGGATTGACGTTGCCGGACCTGGTGAAGACGAAACCGCGGCGTGCGCAAGAGTCAACGGGATCATAATCGATCGAGCGCAATGGTCCCATACCGACGCGAATCTTCCTGTAGCGAATTGGCTTCACCGGTTAAGACAGACCCAGCCTTACGAGATCGGGCCTGTTGTGGTTGACGTCTTTGGGATCGGCGCCGACCTCGGGATTTATCTAGCACAGCAAGGCTTTCCGGTTTACGGATTTCAAGGCGGAAAAGAAGCGATGGAGCCCGAACGATTCCTAAATGCCAAATCTGAATCGTACTGGAGACTGAGGGATATGTACCACGCGAATTACATCAGCCATCTTCCAGCGACGTTAGACGAAGAGACGGAAGCTCAGTTAGCGGGCATTCAATACAGGGAAGTCGGACGGGGATTGATTCAGATCGAGCCGAAGGATGAAGCGAGAAAGAGGGGAGTGAGTTCGCCGGATCGGGCGGAAGCAGAGATCATGGCATTTTGTCGAGTGCAGTTGAGGGAGACGACGGCGACGTTTGTTGACGATGAGATTATCAGTGAGGTTTAGCAATTGCGCAAATGCGCGAAGTGTGGCAAGATCTGAGCATGGCGTTAACAGAGCACCGAAAAGAAATCTGTCGTCTTTGGCGCGAGCGCAATCGCCAACGAGCCAACGAGCAGAATCGCGCTTATTACGAACGCTATCCTGAGCGACGTCACGAGTCTGCGATGAACTGGCGTAGAGCTAATAAAGAGAAACGTCGTGCGCATCGCATGGTCGAATATGCCTTGGCGAAGGGGACGTTATCCAAAGGTCCGTGTGAGAATTGCGGAGACCCAAAAGCAGAGGCGCACCATAAGGATTACAGCAAACCGCTAGACGTCAACTGGCTTTGTCGCAAATGCCACGGAAAGGAACATCGTGCAGCCTAGAGTTACAGCCGTCTGCCTTTATGCGGATCGCCCACAGTTTGCCGATCTGATTCTAAAATCATTTCGTTCGCAGACGTACGCCCGCGCGCACTTGTTGATTTACGATAACGGAGAAAATGCGTTCCCCTCATCGGTTCAGAGCAGCGAGGGCATCGTAACCCAAGCGCGTGGAGGGCGTTCAATTGGGATGCTACGAAACGCTGCCAATGAATTGACGGCTTCAGACATCATCATCCACTTTGATGTAGACGATTGGTCCCATCCTAACCGGATAGCGGAGCAAGTCGCCTTACTTCAAGCGAGCGGCGCGGATTGCGTCGGCTATAACGAGATGCTCTTCTGGAAAAACTGGAGGTCTCGGGTCAAATGCGACTATTACGGAGAGGATGTTGGCCCAAGTACCGTGATAACAGAACACGCCGAAGCATGGCTATTCACTCGTAGGGAATCACACTACGCACTCGGAACAAGCCTGTGTTATTGGAGAAAGACATGGGAGCAGAAGCCATTCGAAGATATCCCTAAGCCTGGGGATATGGAAGGCGAAGACGGGCGATTCATTCGTGGGCTCAACGTTCACAGTATTTCTTCGTTAAGTCTCCCTTTCAACATCCCGACTGAGGAACCGCGGATGATCGCAAGGATACACGGAGCCAATTCCAGCGGGCAGTATCGAGACATCGCGCGCTCGGACAATTGGAAACGAGTTCCAGAGTGGGACGAGCGAGTACGTAGCATCCTTGCATAATTGCGCAAATACAAGTATCCTGTAACTCATGAGTGTCTGGTACTGTATTCCTTCAGCTCGTCCGAAAGAAGAAACCGAGCGCATCGTCAAGGCATGGAACGATCAAGGCTACAAAGTCGCACTGTATCGCGACTTCACCAGTAGCGTCGACGATCAGCCGAAGTGCGACATGCTTTTCATGGGTCATTATCCCGGCTACGCAGTCGCGACGAATACGCTGGCAAAACTAGTCTTCGAACGAGACAAGGATTGCGATTGGATTGTAGCGGGCGGAGATGACATTCTTCCAGATCCAAACCATTCGGCGATCGGTATTGCGCGGGAATGCTCGGATCATTTTCGCAATCGGCACATTGAAGCTACGGGCGAAACCTTCAACGTACATCCAACCTTCGGAGTGATGCAACCGACTGGCGATAAGGACTTCGGTGACGCGCAAGGTCCGTACATTGAGCGCGTGTGCGGAAGCCCTTGGCTGGGCCGCGAGTTTTGTAGGCGGATCAATCAAGGCAATGGACCATTTTGGCCTGACTACTTTCACATGGGCTCAGATGAGGAATTACAAGCAGTCGCAACCAAGCTAGGCGTTCTATGGCAGCGTCCTGACCTGAAGCATTATCACTCGCATTGGGGACGGCCACGCGAAGGCGAAAAGATGGGTTCGGCTGACAGGATGCCAGACTTTTTGAAGCGCGCCAACAGTCCTGCGGAGTGGGCAAAGTACAAACGCATTTTCCAAGAACGCCAAGCGGCGGGATTTCCGGGAAGTGAACCGCTATGACTAAACACGGGATGGCGCATACTCGCACCTGGGGCGCATGGAAGGACATGAAGGCCCGTTGCCTCAATACTAAACTTCGCAATTACCATCGATACGGTGGTCGCGGCATCACAGTTTGCGAGCGCTGGATGAAGTTCGAGAACTTCCTTGAAGACATGGGCGTTCGTCCAGACGGCATGACTTTAGAGCGTAAGGATAACGACGGCAATTACGAACCCGGCAATGTGATTTGGGCTTCACGATTCGCACAAGCACGTAATACTCGACGGAATCGTTATCTCACGATCAACGGAGAAACCCAAACTATCAGTGAGTGGTCGCGCGAGGCCGGTCAGAACCGCGAAACCATACGGCGCCGATTGTCGGATGGATGGAAGGATATTGATGCCGTCTTCGGCAAAAGCGAACGGGGCGTGCGTGATGAGCGGAGCGGCAGGTTTCGAAAGCACGCATGATCTACAAAAGCAATCTCGCGGCGCCTGACCTGTCGAAGTTCTTCCGACATCTCCACATTCGCCCAATGCCGCATTCCTTCGGACACAGCGTCCCCTCAGACTGGGCAGATAAAGGCGATGATGATCCAGTATTCGGGCTGTACAAAAACTGTGGAATGTGGACGCATGACGAAGCGGCGATTCTCTACAATTGCGCACTTCAATTCAAGTACGAGGATTGGATCGACATCGGGTGTCACACTGGATGGACCTCGCGATTCATCAACGAAGCGACAGAGCATCGCGTAGCTTGCTGTGATCCCATGCTGGCAGTTCCCAAGTTTCGTTTTAGGTTTTATGAGAACACCAGTTTCCCGGCTGAGTGGACTTGGCGCGTGACGTCGAACGATATGTTTCGAAACGGGCGGCCGAACGCGAAAGCAGCGGGGTACTGCATTGACGGGGATCATGAACCGGGGAAACCGTTAGAGGATGCGATGAACGCATTTGCGCATTTGAAAGACAATGGCGTAATCTTGTTGCATGACTTTGTTGGGAAACCAGTACGGGAAGCGGTTCAGTACTTAATGTCTATGGGACTCAAGTGCAGAATATTCTATACTCCGCATGGAATCGCTTGTTGCTGGCAGGGGGATTTTGAACCACCGGATCATGTGCCAGACCCAAACGTAAAGGCGCAATTGCTAGACGGCAGGCTAAACGATTTCGATTTCACGAGGTGCGAATGAAGTTTTGGATGGTTCTCTCGCTATGGATTTTGTTTATTGGGGTTAACGCGCTTGGAAGCGACGGGCGTCTTCTCAGGATCGGACGTATAGTAGCGGTGTCTCCGTTATTGTTGGTCGCTGTGAAATGGGCGCTTCCTGAATGAATAGGCTTGACAACATCGCGCTCGCGGCGCTCTCTTCACGAGAAACGCTTTACGCAACTTACGATATCTGCATGCTCGCACTGAAACGCGACGTCCCCGGCGACTTCGTAGAGTGCGGCGTATTCGGCGGCGCGCAAGCTGCGGCAATGGCCCTATCGTTACACGGCACGATCGGACCGAGCAGCACGCGGAGGGTTCATCTGTTCGATAGTTTCACAGGCATCCCGGAAGGCGGGGAGCACGATACGAACTGGACTCATCCAGCCGGCACGTCAGCATGTTCACTGGAAGGCGTAATGTCCAATATGGCGCAATGGGGAATTGACGAGAGTCTTCTTGTTTACCACAAAGCTCTATTCTCTGAAGTGTTGCGCGATTTTCACGCCATGACTGTTTTTGGCGAACGCAAAATAGCTGTGCTGCGGATCGACTGCGATCTCTACGAAAGCACGAGAGTCTGCATTGAGCAGCTTTATCCGCTGGTTTCTCCGGGCGGCTGGATCATTTGCGATGACTTCGCATTACCGGGAGCAAGGAAAGCAATTGACGATTATCTAGGGAATGAGTTCCCGCCAATCTATTTCCAGAGGCCACGATGAAAACGTTTGACGAAGCGTTTACAGCCTGTTCGCGCGCGACTAAATCCGAGGATGATGCTCGCTCCGCGTCTGACGAGATGATCAACATTCATGAACGTTATGGCGAATTCGCCAAACAGGTTTTGGGCAGCGAGCAAGTCAGGCACGCAATGGAAGTGTGGGCAGAGATAGCTTTTGATCACGGCGTCAGCAGCGCAGTCTTCACGGCGTTCATGAGCGGGCTGATCACTGGGATGGAAATGGAGAAAGCAGAGTGACCAGCTATAGTCAGTACTCCGAAGACGTGATCTTTGTTCCGCTTCTCGAGAAATGTCAGACGAAGAGATTGCTCGACATCGGCGCCTGGGACGCGAAGACGTTTTCGAACTCACGCGCGTTAATCGAGATGGGCTGGAGCGCGGTTTTATTCGAGCCATCACCGGGGCCGCTGCGGAATCTAGCGCGCGAATACGACGGCATCGGCCGGGTGCGTATTGTGGGCGCCGCAGTGACGGTGCATGGCGGCTTGGTTGACCTCAAGGTGACAGATGATGCTGTGAGCCAGCCTGATAACTCAGTAAAACAAGAGTGGTTAGAAACGGGCGGATTCTACGGCGTCGTCACAATGCCATCGCTGGCGGTAGCGGATCTCTTCGCGCAGTTCGGAGGCGACTTCGAATTTTGCTCGTTTGATTCCGAGGGGACTAGCTGTGATCTGTTCTTTGAAATGCTTCGCGTCGGGCCACGCCCAAGATGCGTAATCGTTGAGCACGATAATCGCATCGTTGAACTGAATCAGTACGCGGAGGCGGCGCACTACCGTCAAGTCCATATCAATGGCACCAATTGGGTAGGTATTTGGTCAGGCAAGAGGGAATAGGATGGCGGATTTAACAGGGCAAACTTTTGGGCTGTTGACTGTGGTCGCTCGCGTTGATGGCAAATACTACTCCTGCATTTGCGAATGCGGCCAAGTCCTGAAGGTTCGATCTGATGCAATTCAACGCAATATTTTAGGATGCGGAAAATGCAAGCCACGAAAAGACCTAGCTGGGTTGAGATTCGGAAGGCTCTTCGTGATCGGGTTGGCGATCATGGGTGCCCGTGGTTCTATTTGGGAATGTCAGTGTGACTGCGGGCTGCTAGTGCAAAAGTCGGTGTCGGTTCTGCTCGGAGGCGTAGCGAAAAGTTGTGGATGTCTGAGACGCGACTACACGCGGTCGCGTTCGCTGACTCACGGGCAAAGCGAAACTAAACTTTACTCAATCTATCTGAACATGAAGAACCGCTGTTACAACCAAAATGTTCCAGCGTACAAAGACTATGGCGGTCGAGGGATCTCGGTTTGCCAACGGTGGCTCGAGTCCTTTCAGAATTTCGCAGACGATGTGGGGCAACCGCCTCCCGGCTTGACGCTAGATCGTTACCCGAATAACGATGGCAACTACGAACCCGGAAACGTGCGCTGGGCCACACGTAGTCAACAAGCGTTTAATCGTAGAGCAAAAAGGAAAGCGGCATGACGCGCGCAATCGTGAATGTGGCAACCGGGCCGTACGTGAAAGGGCAAGAGAGGCTGAAGCTTGCAATTGCGGAAATGACACAAGTAAGAGACAAGGCGGATCTAGTTCAATGCCATACGTGGCAAACGATCCCGAGTGATTGGCCCACTCACCAACAGAAGCCCTACGCATTCAAGGCATACGCGTTGCACGAATCAGAACGATACGCTGATCTGCTTCTATGGTGCGATGCCTGCATCCTTCCAGTGAAATCGCTTGAACCACTGTGGGAGCGAATTGAGCGCGATGGATACTGGATGAGTCGAAACGGTTGGACGAATTACGAGTGGACGGCTGACAGTGCGTACCGTGATCTATTCAGTTCTGAAATTCTAGCCGATTACAAAACGTCGCGTGTTCAACTGGAAGAGTTAAATAAAACGATCCCGCACGTAGTAGCGACGGCATTCGGGATCAACGTAAAGCATCCCAAAGGCGCCGCGTTCCTCAAAGAATACTATCGACTGGCAAGCGAAACAAATGCCTTCTGTGGACCGTGGAAAAATGCTGATCATGCGGACACGCAAGAACTGGATCGCGTGTACAATGCGCGCGTGGCTCCATGTGGGCCTCCAGACGTGCGAGGTCACAGGCACGATCAGACGGCCGCTTCGGTAATCGCATGGCGGCTCGGCTTCGAACTGACGAATCCGCCAGAAATCTTTAGTTATGGGAAAGCAGGCGACGTGCTGGACGAGCGGACGATACTTTTGGCTGACGGCTCATATTGATGACGCTCAACGAACTCTATCGACCTGGGACGAAGTTGAAAGACGTTCCATACGATTTTGAAGGGATGCCAGTGAAGCAATGGCTGAGGCTTCAGATGGATCAGGACTTCGCAAGTCCCAAGGGCAAGATACCGGACGGCGCGCCGGGTACGCAATGGCGCAAGAAGGCAATTGCGACATCGCGCGATAATTACGGAATGAAAGGGCCTAGGGTATAATTGCGCAAATCGCGTTATAATAGCGCATGGCTCATCTGGAAGGCATACAGCCGGGGGATCAGTTCGGGGAGTTGGCAGTAATCGAATTTGCAGGTAGAAACCAAAACTCTCAGACACTCTGGGAGGTTCGCTGCACTTGCGGTTCAATATCTACTGTGTTGGGAACCAATCTCAAGCGCGGCAACACGACACAGTGTAATAGCGGACTGCATCGGGCGTTTCATGGTGGCGTAGGCACGCCTGAGTACAACGCCTGGAGGTCAATGAGGTGGCGCTGCAACCCACGAAACAAGCGTTGTTATCCACTTCATATACAAGTCTGTCCAGAGTGGCTGAGATCGTTTGATGCGTTTCTCGCCCATATTGGACCAATGCCCACGCCGGGGCTTGAGGTTGATCGCAAGAACAATAATGCGGGTTATGAGCCCGGAAACGTTCGGTGGGCCACACGCAGCCAACAGATGCGCAATACAAGCCTCACCCGGCTACTCACAATCAATGGCATCACAAAGCCAGAGGTTGAATGGGCCGAAACCTCTGGTATTTCTGTGGCAACTTTGCGGTACAGGGTCAACAGAAAATGGCCAGAGGGAGAATTACTTTCAGCGGATAAGTGGAAACATAGGAGAGGTCGATGCGCCTAATTGGCATGTTAGCAGTCAGAAACGAAGGCTGGTGTCTTGGATTGAGTGCGCGCGTGGCTCTCATGTGGTGCGATGACCTTGTAATTTTATTACACGAGTGCTCCGATCAGTCTCCAGAGATCGCGTACGCATTGGCGGACGAATACCAAGGGCGTGTTGTAATCTCGCACATGACCGGCGAGTGGGCAGAAATGCAACATCGGCAATGGATGTTGGAATTGGCTCGGAAAGTAGGCGCAACCCATGTAGCGATCACCGACGCGGACGAAATCATCAGCGGCAACATTCTGCCGGACGTATCAGGACCAGACGTTGAGTTTTCTCCGCGATGGTATGCAGGCCAAATGCCGCAAGGCTCAATCCTTCAACTACCCGGCTACAACTTGCGTGGCTCGCTGAATCGTTATCACAATAACGGTATTTGGGGAAACAGATGGTTCTCTCTCGCCTTCAAAGACGATCCAAACTTGTCATGGAGTGGCGATAAATTCCATAGTCGCGAACCGCACGGCGCGCCATTGAAAGCGTATCGCCCAATCTCTCAAGGGCAAGGCGGCATTCTTCACCTATGGGGTGCAAGTGAACGTAGGCTGAGAGCGAAGAGCGCACTGTACAAGATCACCGAACGGCTGAGATGGCCAAGCAAGCCGATAGCCGACATCGAGCTGATGTATAGCTGGGCCGTCCATGGGCAGGCTGGGCATCCTTCGTTTGGAACGCCTGAGACTTGGACCTACGCTGACGTTCCAGCTTCGTGGTGGGCTCCGTATTCGCATCTGGTGAAGTATCTGGACGTGGAAGCTGAACCGTGGCAAGAAGCAGAGTGTCAGCGATTGGTAGCGGAACACGGCCGCGAGAAGTTCAAAGGCTTAGATCTATTTGGAGTCGCATGAAATCACCCATGCAGCCATCTCTTTTCGGTGGGGATGACGCGATTGCATTTCCTGACCGTCAACCGCTTGCGGCAACTGCCGATCCAGTTACGTCCTTCATCGCCGCGGCCGACCTAACAAATAGCGGTCGACGTCGTCAGCAAAAACTAGACGTGTTGAAATTTCTGCGAGTTCAAACCGAACCATTAACTTCGGCTGAAATAGCGGCAAAGTCGGGATTGGACCGGCATCTATGCGCCCGCCGACTACCTGACCTAGAAGCCGACAAGATGGTAAAACGCTGCGCTATACGGGAATGCAGCCGCACCGGGCGACCGTGTGTAACATGGGCCTGCGTGTGAACGTGTTAAAGTTGCGCCATGCAACGCATTCGCGTCTTCTGGCTCTTCGCGGCGATCTACGCTTACTTCTGTAGGGACGGCGCGCGATGAGAAAACGCCTTCAACTTCTCTTAGCCAAAGCCTTTCGATTCCTTCAACAGAAACCCGATCAATCCGCCACAATCCGAGAGCTTCACGCCGAATTAACGCAAGCCCGTGAGCGTGAAGACTCGTTCCGTGCCGACTACATCGAACGCTCAACCGAACTGATTGAAGCACGCCAGATGGCCGGATCAGGACCGTGGTTAGTTGCCGAATCTCGGGAGCAAATCAACAAACCAGGGAAATTGAGAGAGACGAACGCACTCACCAGTACAGGAGCCTTTGGGGATGTCGCGTTGGCTCTTGAGAACCTGGAATGGCGCCGCGAAGTCAATCTTTCATGGCTGGAGTTCTCGAGGTGGGGCATTCAGCAAATCATGCTGGTGTCTCGTCTCTACTACATCAAGAATCCAATCATCCGCAGATTAATTGACGTGGCAGCTTACTACGTTTTCGGTCGAGGCGTTGAAGTCAGCTCGCCGGATGACGGGGCGAATCAAGTACTGAAGGATTTCTTCGAGCGCAACAAATCGACGCTCGGCCAAATCGCGATGGTGGAACTTGAAAAGCGCAAATACTACGATGGCAATCTGTTCTTTGTCTTCTTCGCTGACAAGATCAGCGGAGGAAACGTAAACGTTCGAACGATTGACGCAACGGAGATTCAGGACATCATCACAGACCCGGATGATAGCGATACGCCTTGGTTTTATCGCCGCGGCTGGCGACAGCGTTCATTTGACGTGCAAACAGGAGCGTCGGACAGCAAGGATGTGGAAGCGTGGTATCCAGCGATCGGGTATGAACCTGAAACGATGCCGACGCAGATAAACGGATTGCCTGTGATGAAAGACAATCCCATCTTGCATCGAAAGGCCGGGGGAGTATCGAAGTGGAATTTTGGATGCCCGATCATTTACCCGGCGCTGACCTGGGCGAAGGCTTCAGTCAAGTATCTGGAATCGTGCGCGACTGTTAAGAAAGCTCTGGCGTCAATCGCCATGACCCTTACGACGAAGGGCGGACAGCAGGCGATCGCGGGCGCAAAGAACCAACTGGGAACGAGTGTCGGACCGCCCACGCAATCTTGGGACACAACACCCCCTCCGATTGATGGGAGCATTTTCGCATCGGGGCCGGGAACGACACTGAAGGCATTTCATACTGGCGGGGCCGGCGGAAATCCTGAAGACGTCAGACGATTTACGTTGATGGCTTGCATGGTTGTGGGAGTTCCTGAAACGTTTCTTGCCGACGTTTCTACGGGGAACTTGGCAACTGCTACAACGTTGGATCGGCCGACAGAACTAGGGTTTCTTGAAAAGCAAGAGGCCTGGAGAGAAGATTTAATCACCATCTCCAAGTACGTTTTGAAGGTCAGCAACGGAGCTCCCAAAGGGATCCTCCGGGCGTCGATGGACAAGAAGAAAATAGGCGCCGGCGAAGTGCTCATCAGGGAAGCGAAACTGAAACGTTCTCGAGATGGCCGTAGGCTCGTTCCTGTGAAAGAAGCGGCGCAAACTGGGGAAGTGATCGTAACGGTGAATTTCCCGGCGATACTGGAAGGCGACGTTCCGGCGATGGTCACAGCAATCGTCCATGCGATGACGCTCGAAAACAAGGGCGGGCAAGTCGTAGGGATTGACGAGAAGGTCGGCAACCGAGCGCTATATGACACGCTCGGAATTGAAAACGGTGACGAGATTATTGAAGAGCAATTTCCAGATGGCGAATACGATCCTGACCGGACCAAGGAACCTTTGCCCGCTCCGATCATGAAGGCATTGCCTGACCCTGGCGGCGCACCACAACTACCTGGCGGGGAAGATCCACCTCCACCAAAGCAGAAAGAATCGCGATTAGACCGAGCGGCGCGGCTTGTTGAAAAAGCACTGGCGGCGGTGGAATGAACCCGCTGAAGGTTCTACTGTTGGCGCTTGCCGCGGGAGCGCTGGCAGAAGCAGCCGGCGAGTACACCTACGACACGGTATCGGTGAAACGTTGGATCCTCGGCGGCGGCGGGAAATCGGGAAACTGTGAAATCTGCGATGGGAATGCTGAGATGGGATGGATTGACATGGACGCAGTTTTCGATGGCGTCAGCGGGGATGTAGACGAACCTCCAGCGCATCCGCATTGTGAATGCGAAGTTGAGCACAAAGAGAAACGAGTGAGAGTTTACGCGTAATGTGGTATAGTTCCGCACATGGCGACATTCCCTCATGCGCACGCTACCGTCACGATTGATGGCGTTAAAGTAATCGTACCCACTGGACTCATTGGATTTCAGCAATTAGTTCAGATGGCTGGGCTGAACAAGAAAACTGCTAAACTGACCGTCGTTACCCCGGCACCAGTTCAACCGACCACGATCAATGCCAACGATTCGTATGTCATCGTAGGCGGCGAAGTAATGACTTCAACGAAAGGTGCATAAATGGCTGCTGCTGGACCGTGGGTAATCTACAACGACTTCAAAGCGAACGCCTTCAAAAAGTTGATGGACTTAACGGCCGATTCGTTCAAGGTCGCTCTTGTTTTGAGCACGTCGAACGCAATGAACGCCGCGTTGGTGAGTGCGAACTATGCGACCATCACCAACGAACTCACGACAGCGAACGGATATACGGCAGGCGGCGCCGCGGCCGCGTCTCCTACTCTCACAGGCGGCGGGGCGGTTGCCACGGTGACTTTCGATACCGCCGATGTCAGTTGGACGGCTTCGGGAGCGGGATTCACCGCGAGGGCTGCAGTTCTGTACGATGACACCTCCACGAATAAAAATCTGATCGCCTATTGCCTCCTCGACTCGGCGCCAGCGGACGTCACGGTCGCGGCCGGAAACACGCTTACGCTGCAAATCACCAACGTCTTCACGGATGCCTAATGGCTGAAAACGTACCGATTGTCGATCAGGCGGGCGCAACGCAGCAAATCGCTACCGACTTGGTGGTAGATTCGGCGCTCGGAACGGCACAAGTTCAATTCACGAAGTTGATGGATGGCACAATCGGCGGAACGTCCAAAGCCGTCGTGGGATCAGGCGGGCAATTGCAGACCTCAGACGTTGATGCGAGACGATTGAGCGAGTCGACATTTTTACAGAATTACGCAGCGGCCATGACGTTATTGGACCCGCTCAGAGGTTTTGAAATTCGATAGGAGTTTCCCATGATTGCTGAAATCAGAGTAGGTCCGGCGATATTGAGCGACGGAGTAATCCGCGAGGGGCGCGCTGAAAAAACCGGGGCGATTGTCACCGCAGACGCGCATGGACGCTATCAGGAAGCTGCGATCCGTGGGCAACTATTCAGCGCATCGAACGTGGCGGCACAGGCGCTCTCAGTGGCTCTGGCCACGACGTATACGGGACTCTGCATTTCAAATCCTCTCGGCAATACCAAGAATCTCGTAATGCTCGGGTGTGGGTTCGCGATCACTGCGGCCTCGGCTGGCATTGCTTCGCTGCATCTCATCGCTGGCTACTCGGCTGTGGCCAACGTCACACATACGACTCCCTTAGCGGCACCTGGGATTCAAAACAACTTGATCGGAACCGGGCCGGCAAGTAGCGCGAAGGCTGATTCCGCGGCGACCATCCTGAATCCTGGTTACTTAATTCCGCTGATAAACGGCAATACGTCGGCGGCGCTTCCTACTAGCAGCGCCGTGAACTGGCTGGAACTGGCCGGGATGTTTGTACTGCCCCCTGGTTCATGGATGGCTATCGGCGCCTTAGTCGCAATTACTGGTTTCGGCGGATTCGTGTGGGAAGAAGTAGCGATCTAACCATGTGCTTCTTCTCCTCCTAAAATCGAAATTATGGAAACGCTCAGCCGTCGCAGCACTCGCGTTAACCGCGGCTCAACCAACCGTAAAATTAAGCGTTCCGCCCCGCCCCGCACAAGCAAACTTAACTTTCGCCACTAGTTCAGTCAGCCTCAAATCGACCGTACCTGTTTCAAAAGCCACGCTGACATTCTCAGCGGGTACACCGGCTTTAAAGCTCACCGTTAAACCATCGACAGCAAGTCTCGTTTTCACCGGGCTGTCGCCTGGATTGAAAACCACCGTCAAGCCTTCAACGGCCAGTCTCGCGTTTGGATCATCGACTCCCGCGCTGAAACTGACGTTGAAACCGTCAACCGCGACGATTGTATTTGCGGCTCAGAACACCGCACTGAAGCTCACGCTCAAGCCGGCTACTCAGGCCTTGGTATTCACAGGCCAGACACCAGTTCGATTGATTGCGTTGCGTCTCTCGCCAACTGCGGCGTCTCTGGCGTTCTCGGCATTATCGCCAGCGCTGAAGTTGACCGTTAAGCCTTCCGCGCAGGCGCTCGTATTCAATGCGCAGACGGTTGCGCTGAAAAGCATTCGGCCAGTCGGGACCGCGGCGTTAGTGTTCACCGCAGCGACTCCGAAACTCGGACGAATCGCGAAACCTGCGAGTCAGCCGCTTTCTTTCACTGCGGGGAGTCCGGCGTTAAAAGTAACTGTCAAGCCCACGGCGCAGTCGTTGACGTTCTCGAGCTCCACGCCAGTCGTAAGCATCGCGTTGAAGTTGAATCCGGCAGCTCAGGCGCTCTCGTTCACGGCTCAGTCGGTGAGGGTCAAAGTAACCACCAAGCCGACACCGCAAGCGTTAAGGTTTTCCGCGGGTACGCCGATTCTGACCAATGGCAACGCCAAGAGGCCGGCGGCAGCAACGCTTCTGTTTTCGGCTGGCACGCCGACGCTAAAAGTATCCGCGGCGATTCAATCGCGCTCCTTACACTTCACTGGCGGTTCGGTGACGTTCAGTGTAGTATCGCGGCCGGCCGCGGCTTTGCTGTCGTTCTCTAATTCGACGGTGGCAATCTCGATTGTCAATCTGCCTGTCATTGCCAAAGTAGTTGAGGTGGATCTGCACGGATCGGCAGCGAACAATGGGAATACAGGAACGCTTCAGCAACCATCACAGAGAGGGAATGGCGCAAATTCAGGTAACAACGGGACTACGAAAGACGCAAAGCAGACTGGATCAGTGGTAAGTTCTAGCGCTACCGGAACACTGGTTAAGGTAGACTGAGCCATGCTTGCATTGACCATGACGCAAAATAAATCAGGCGTGTTCACGCTTTCGGCGTATCAGTCAGACGGCGCGACACCTCAATCTCTTGTGAACATGGTGCTGTGGTTTCATGCGGCGTTTGGAACTTTCGCGATTGATAAACACTCGCCGTCTTCTGGCATCTCAATTTCAAATACCGCAGGCGGATTGAATTGCGCAAGTCTTCAAATAGACCCGACCGATACCGCGGCGCTCAAGTTGGGACCGAATAGCGTTGTTCAAATGCACTGCGAACTGAGCCTACAAAACGGCGCGCAGAGCTATCAACTGGATCAGGGGACGCTCACAGTAACAGGCAATGTAGGGGCTCCGTAATGCTGAACGCTCACGAGCCTGACGAGTTTTGTTGCGGACCTCGGATCAGTCGAGCGTTGTTTGAAGGAGATGGACTGCTAAATGTGGACGTTTGGGAATGTCCTGAATGTGGCGAAGTGTGGAAGGCTGAAGAATCAGGCGGAATCAGATTTTGGCGGCCGTATCCCGTGATTGCGATTTTTGCTGTATAGTACACGCATGACACTCTCTGTCTGGTACTGGTTGTTTTTCGTCCTGTACGTGATATTTGGCAGTTGGTGGTATTACGACTCGGCGCGTCCGTTTTATCGCAATTACGGCGGGCATGTTTTCTTTATCGTGCTGCTGTTCATCATTGGTTTGAAAATATTTGGCTCCCCGGTGAAATGATGAGCGACGAACAAGAAATACTGAGCGACGATGAACCACCGCAAGACGATCTGACCGATGCGGAAAGATCAGTCGGGCTCGCTATGGAAAAGAAACGTGATCCGTTTGGCCTGAAGCATCCGCCGAAGCCGACAAGCAACGCGGAAGACCAGAAGCGCTAATTGCGCAATTATGCTATGCTGAATACATGGCACAAGGCGATACTCCCAAGTTTGAATTTGCGCAACCTTCCCAAGTTTCTGAAGAAGAAGTTCTGAAGTACTTCGAAGATGCCGACGTGGAAGATGCAATCCTGACGTTGTACACAGCACAAGGGATTATGCGAATGCGCGAAAAAGGCGGACGGAAACGTCGCAAGGATGCAGACAAGCCACGAATCAGAAACGCTGACGAGAAAATCCGTCCATCGCTGGCTATGGAAGATCCAGCTTCCTCATAACATCCATCGCACCGTAACCCGTCAACTGTTCACCCGCGGCCGCTCTGAAAACATCCATTGCCAATTGCCTCATCGCTTCGGCGCCTCTCTTAAAAACCCGATCATGCTCAACAGACCTGTTCTCTCGTTGGTGTAAAGCTTTACAGTTTTTGCACCAGCGATGACCAGGCGCGGCGGGATTATCCCCACAGCGCGAACAGGTCTTCAGAGTGTCGGTCAAACACGAATTCTACTAGAACGGTCTATGCTAGGGCAAACCCTCTGTGTTTTCATTGGGCATTGCCATGACATTGAGGGCGGGGTTTTTAGCACTCGCGCATAAACTTCAGGAAGCAGTCACGCTGATGTCTCAGAAGGACGTTTCAGCGCGGCTTTCAGACGCTCTCAGCGATCAATTCCGCGGCACTGGAACATGGGCTTATCTGGTCGATGTATTCGGAGACGATAAAGCCGGCGAGTGCGTTTATTCATCGGGCGGCGATCTTCTGAAGGCGCCGTACACCTGTTCTGAGACTGGTGCAAAGATCGATACGACCAAAGCCGTCGAGGTCTTACCGTTAACAACCTACGCTCTGCAATCCGAAGTAGGGGAAGTCTCTGAAGCCGGCGCGCGGCATTCCAAACGCGACATGACGCAACTCCAAACGATTCACGATCACGCAGTTAGCCTTGGGGCGGATTGCGGGATGAAAGAATCGCAGCGGAACGCTTCTCAATCAACCTCTGGTAAGCCAAACGGCAATGAGGGCAATCACTTGCAAAATGTTTCACGGAAACATGGCAACCCTCAAGTGGACCAAGCTTTATCGGCTTCAGTACTTTCTTCCGAGGGCGATCGACGGGAAACATCCTTAGATTCTATCAACTTAGTGGAATCGGCGGTCAGTCTGGACGAAATCCATCTTCAGGAAGCGCGCGCAGACTACGAAATCAAGCTCATCGCACCTGGCAAGGGTTCGAGCGCCTTCTACCCGGCTGAAGTTCTGAAACGCGACGGGCCCAAGGTTTTCACTCCAGGAACTCACGTCTACATCAACCATCCGACCTTGGCAGAGGAAGCCCAGCGGCCGGAAGGCGACGTCAAGAACCTCGCCGGCGTGCTGACCACGGCAGCGGTTTATCACGATAACCACGCGAAAGGCCCAGGCCTTTACGGACGAATGAAGGTTTTCGCGGATCACGGCGCGATGGTCGAAGAAAAAGCTGCTCATGTCGGCATGTCCATTCGGGCATCGGGGAATCGCGAAGCCGGCAAGACGCGAGAAGGTTTACCAATTTTGAAGGAACTGACCAGCGCTGAATCTGTGGATGTAGTTACCCGGGCGGGCGCTGGGGGAATGATCTTAACCGAGTCGGCAATATCTCACGAGGAGGCGGGTATGACCCTGCAGGAAGCTCAGAAGTTAATCGCAGACGGCATCAAGGAAGCAACGGCACCTTTGATGGCTCGTGCGTTGAAGGGCGATGCTCGCGAAGAGGCAACCAAATGCCTCGAAGCTGTGACGTTGCCGGAAAAAGCCAAGCAACGCATTATCGAGCGCGCGATCGAAGGGACGATCCCGGAGAAAGACGGCGTGCTGGACAAAGAGAAACTGCGGGAAACCGTAGTTGCTCTTGCCAAGTCAGAGGGCGAGTACCTGGCTTCGGTAGTCGAATCCGGCAAGGTCAAGGGGATGGGCAACGGATCCACCGAAACGTTGACTGAAACCCGCAAGCCGGAAGAAATCAAACTTCACGCGCTGAAGGTCTTTGAACGTCTCGGACATTCAAAAGAAGCGGCAGAGCGCGCGGTGAAAGGAATGGTGGCCTAAGATGCCTCACGATTCTAAGGGACGCGAACTTAAAATTGGCGATCGGGTTATTTTGGCAGGCAAGATAACCGGCATTTCCCCGAGCGAAGGTTTCTGCAATTGCACGGTGGAACTGGATCATGTGATGCCACCGGAGAGCACGAAGACCACGCTTTCGGCCATCAACACTCGCCAGTTGGAACGCGCGGAAAAAGCGGATCGGGAACAAAACGCGCTTGACGCTGACAAGGCGGAAAAAGAAGACAAGGAACGAGCGGAGCGAACCGCCAAGGACGCTAAGGGCGATCCGGGGAAGGTAAAGTAACATGGCAACCAACCAGGCAATTGACGGCCGCAATCACATTAACATTCCCGTTCCGTCTGCGGTGACGGTGGGAATGCCGATCTTAATCGGGCAGCTTTCTGGTGTGGTCTTGGCCTTACAGCCACTTCCCACACCGACTTCCCCGACTACCGCAACTGTGGATCTTGGCGAAGACTGCTATTTTCTTTCAGTCATCGGCCAATCAACACAGTCTCCGAATTCAGTTCAGGCGATCGGCGTAGGTGATGAGATTTTCGCCTCGGGAACACTCGACGCGGCGACGAACGTCACTTACAACCTGACGCTCGACAAGACCCGCGGGAATACGCCATTCGGCAATGTGCTGGATGCAATCGCGGCCGGCGTGACGAACGCGTTAACCCGCGTGAGACTCAAGGGCGGCGGCTCAGGACCGTACGGAGCATAGCAATGGAAAACTTAACGACCGAACTCTATCAAGCGTCTCCGATCACTGGAGGGCGCATCGAAGTTCCTGGATTCTCGCTGGTGACTCGCGAAGCCAATGCGCGTCACCAAGTGCGGATCCTTGGCGCCGCGGAAGTCTGGGCCGATTTCGTGGAAGGCCAGTTGAAGCCGTTCTACATGAACGAAGCCTTCAACCCGACCGACTCAGGGGCGTGGGATTATCTCTGCCGGCGTTATCCGATGGTGTTCAAAGAAACCATGACCACTTCGGACTTCAACGCGCTGACAGTTGACGTTCTCAACCGGGAACTGCTTGGCGATTATACCGAGCGGCCGATCCCGAATGCGGGATTGACCAAGCGCGCCACGCTGAACGATTTCCGCAACAAGAAAGTGTTCATCTTCGACGGACTCGAAACTCCGTTTACGTCCGTTGCTGAAGAGCAAGATCTTCCGTTGGGCGATATCTCCCAGCGAACCGCAATCACCTACGCGCCACTGAAGTACGAAAAGGGCGCCAAGGTATCGTGGGAAGCGACCATCAATGACGATCTCGGGATATTCCGGGACTTGTCGAATCGATTGGCCCGCGGAGCTCGTCGGACGATTAGCAAATTCATCACGACGCTTTACGCTTCGTCCACCGGGCCGAACGCCACGCTGTTCAACACCGCCAACTTCGCGAACATCATCAACATCGCGAATGGCGCATCAAAAAACAATCCAGCACTCGACATCAACGGGCTGAACGATGCGATGACGGTGATGATGAAGCAAGTCGATACAGGTGGCGATCCGATTGAGATCCCAGGGCAAATGTTCCTGGTAGTAGGGCCTTCGTTGTTCGTGACTGCTCAGAATCTTTTGAAGCAGCTCGCAGTTTTCGCCAACGTGAACGGTGGAACAACTCAGACGTCTGGATCGGGCGCAACACAGACGCTCTACAACGCTCAAATGGTTCAGGTAAGCAACTGGATCGTCCAGAACCTCACATTGGTTATGGATCCGTACTTGCCGATCGTCGTAACGGCGGCCGGCACAAAAGCAACCCAATGGTACATTTTCGCTGACCCGGCATCCCAGGGCCGACCGGCTCTCGAGCTTGGGTTCCTGCGCGGATTCGATACCCCGCAGCTTTACCAGAAAATGCCGAACACGATGCGCGTCGGCGGCGGGCTCGAGCCTTTGCTCGGAGATTTCCGCACGATGACCACGGAGTACAAAGTTCTGATGGCATTCGGCGGCGTTCAGTTGGATGGGCGTTCGGCGGTAGCAAGTACCGGCCAAGGGGTCTAGCTCAATGATGCGCAGCGCGGCACGTCTTACAGTTGCGCTTGCCGCGCCACATATACACGTTTGCCTCTGTGTATTCGTGTCCGTTCTTGCAATGGGTGCGAGATTTCCTGAGAGCGGCGGAGGCTTCCTGTCCGCGTTTGGAGCCATGTCCGCGCCGCGTGTTCACTTGAGTGCTGACGGCTTCCAGATGGTCAGGATTGACACATCTACGATGAAGGCACTTACTTCCGCCATCACACTTGGCGGGATTGTGGCAAGTGTGGTCAATGGTCATGCCTTCCGGGATCGGTCCAATGAAAAGTTCATAGGCGACGCGATGCGCGCGCCTTTTATCGAACGCAGCATATCCGCTTTCCCATATCGCTCCAGTCCACAGCCAGCATCCGTTTTCGTCAATAATCAAGTGCCGCAAAAACCGTTCCATCAGAGTACCGCGCTGGCCTGGCATATGCGCAATTATACCGCTGAACTGGAGGCTACTGTGTCATTCTCTTATAATTCGTGCGACGGAACGCAAGACACAATCGATTTTGTTCGATTGCTTGTCTCTGACACCGTTGCAGTCAATCACATTTTCGAAGACTCCGAAATCACCGGGGCCTATCGAATTCAAGCGGCACAGTTTCAGAGCGGTCAGGGTTACAGCCAACTACAAGGCGCAAACCTTCCGAGTTCTCCGGTTTCGTATCTTCGCGTGGCGGCGCTCTTGCTGGATGCGGTTGCTTCGAACAAAGCTCGGCTCAGTTCTGTTATCGGACTCCTGGACGTGAAGTTGAACCCGGCACTGGCACAGAAGGCGCTGAGGGATCAGGCGGCCGCTTATCGGGCAACGGACGATGATGCTGGAGCATTCGCGATTATCGAGCAAGTTCGAAACTCGTTCACATTGCAAGATCGGTTCTTCTCGCAAGTGCAAAGGCAGTCTGTATGAACCAAGACTTAGCCTACGAATTTAGCGCGGTGATGCCCGCGGCGATTGCTACCGGAGCATTCGTTTCGCTTTGCACGATTCAGGCTCCAGATGGAACCATCGGGCCTTCAGGACAGCCAAGTGGCAATTTTACAAACACTGCGGGGCTTGTAAACATCCCCTGCATGGATGCGCCAGTTTCGGAAAACCGGATTCAGGCAACCGAAACCAGGTCGTTTGCGGAAATCATGAGCAAGGGTTACCGTCATGTGCTTTTGAACGGCTACTATCCCACGATTGATTTCGGGCAACGAACCGGAGCGCGGGCGGTAGTCGATGGAGTGAACTACACGATTTTAGGTGTTGAATCTGATTCTCAAAATCAGATGACGCGGCTTCATTTGGAGCTGTCTACCGTATGAACATAAGCGCAACATCGACGTTCACCCCAGGCAATCTGAACGATTTCATGTTTGGTTCAAATGGATTTTACGGCAAGGTTCTCAAGTCAGTTACGGAGTCTGGAGACCTCGTGGCGGCGAAAGCGAAAGACCTTGTAGCAGTGGATACCGGAGCCACGCGCGATTCAATCGATAGTGTTGCGATTCAGTCTGAAACCAAGATCGAAGCCATTGTTGCTCCGCACACTTCTTACTCTGGTTTTTTGGAATTCGGCACACGAAAGATGGCGGCTCAACCTTTCCTGCGGCCAGCCGCGGATTCTTCACATGACGAAGTGATGAGCATTTTTGAAGCGAACGGAGTAGGGCGTGCTGCATAATGGCGACTTCGCTGGAAACCAAACTTCGAACCCAGGCATCGGCTTACGCGCCTTTAACAGCGCTATTGGGCAATCCGTTCCGTTGGTACGACAGTCAATTATTGCAAGGCTCCCTGTACCCGGCGATCGTAGTAATGCAAGTCAGTGGAAGCCCGACGTACGTACAGACCGGCAGACTGCCAACCGGATTTACTCGAATTCAGTTCACGATCTGGGACACGGATTCAGAAAGAGCACGGCGAGTGGAAGCGGCGCTCGAAAGCTTTCTCGACCAATTCAATGCAATCGGGATACCGGGACTCGTTCAGTATCCGAACGAAATCGTACTTCAGCGAGCGGGGTATTTCGCGGAACCGGCGCCGGCTTTATTCCAGCGCATCAACGACGCGATGATTTTCAGCAACTCGAATTTGTAAAGGGGAAATAGAAAATGCCTATCACTTCAGCAATTGGGGCGGCGACACCAGTAAAAGGGTTACTTCTGCAAGTCGGCAACGCGGGCTCGCCTGAGACGATGAACACCATCGCCAATGCTACTGATGTAGTGGTGCCCGTCACTGCTACAACGGTCGAGGTCACCAACGTGGGCGACTCGTGGCGCCGGCGCATTCCGACGCTGTACGACATGGGCAAGATCGCGTTCAAAATCTTCTGGATGATGGAAGAGCCGACGCATCGAAACTCCCTCGGCGGTGGAGTCGTAGGGGCGGGCTTGCGGTATTTGCTCGTTAACGGGCTCTTGCGTGATTATCAACTGGTCTACAGCGATGGCAATTTATCAACTGACGCGTTCCCTGCGTATGTGACTGGCTTCTCGATTACGGGGAAGACGGGCGGCGTATGGGAAGCGAGTATCGAATTGAGCAACTCAGGTGCTCCGAGCTTGGTATAAGCTGACGTTCACCCCATGACGTTAGCAGCCGTGCGCGATACTCCGAAGTCGCGCACGGCTTATCTATTTGCGCATGTTATGCCGACGCTGTCTCTCTTTAAGCCTATGACACTCCCGACATTGTCTGTTAGTGCTGGAGCGAGACTTGGCGATGTGCGTGTTGGTTGCATCGTAGGGATGTCCATGCGGGCAGTGCGTCTTGCTAGCCCAAACTTTTCCTGCTTCTCCGCGCTGTACCTTTTGCGCAAACGTGCTATATTCCGTGGTGATGACACCCAATGGTGCGGACACCCCGCTCAGCGTGATCGACTACCCGACTCTCGATATCCCAGGGCACGGAACGGTAACCGTCAAGTTCGATCTGGTAGCGCAATACTTTCTCGACAAAAACCTGAAAATGACGGCCGCGGAGTTTGGGGCGAAACTTCAGGAGTTTCTGCCAACCAAGGACGCCAGTGGCGAAGTAGTTCCGGGTATTGTTCATCCGGCTTTTGTTTTCGATGTTCTCTCCGCATGCTTGTGGACGCAGTTAAAGCTCAAGCCCGAAGAACTCGCGGCATGCTTTCCGAACTGGGACGCGCTTACCGACATCGTACGAGCGATCGGAACAGCCTTTGTAAAAACGCCGTGGTCGGTGAAAGTGAAGCTCCAGGAACCGGCCACGGAAGCACCGGAGCAGAAGCCGAATTAGATCTTGAGGAACGATGGTTAAGGCTGTGGGCCTTCTCGACATCTCTTGACGGCTTGGCTATTCCCGAAGACAAATTTTGGCATCTGTCACCGCGGGAGTGGATGGCGCTCAAAGACGTCTTTGATAGAAAACTTAAACTGTGGGCGATTGAGCGTGCCGATTACCGCAACGTCAATTTCCTGGAACACAACGAACGCGGCGAAGTCACTGGAGAGCCTTGGATACCGGAAGACTTTCTCGGAACCGGAAACCGCGTTGCACGATCAATCGAAAATGCGCAATCAAAAATAGAAGTGATCCAGGCGAATACTTACCTGAATAAGATTACGCGGGACGCGCCTGCACCAGACGAACTCCCATCGTGGGCCCGAGGGTAAATGGCAGATAACTCAATCGCGGGCATCAGCATTCGGATCACTGGCGACTTCGGAGATTTGTTAGCAAAGATCAAAGAAGCTACAGCGGCGGCTGAAGCTGGCGGGAAGCAAATCGCAGAAGCGTTCAACGCTGGCACTGGCGGGTTGGAAGCCTTGGCCGCGGCCGCCGACAAGGCAACACCCGCACTAACCAGCACAGCGGGCGCGCTTGCTGAAGTAGCGGGCGGGGCGGGGCAAGCTGGCATCGGTTTTAAAGACATCATCGGCGCCGCAGTCGGATTTGTCGGCGTGGAGATGAGCATCAAGGCCATCACCAGTGCGATGAGGGATCTTGCGGAAGCGGCTATAGGCACGTTTGCGCAAATTGAACGGTCTACAATCGCGTTAACGGCGCTCTCTGGAAATGCTCAGCACGCTAGCGAAACAATCGCGTTACTCAAAACGCAGGCGATGGATCAAGCGTTATCTTTTCCAGCATTGCTCGAAGCGAATCAACGCGTTTTAGCTTTGGGATTCTCGAGCACTCAGGCTGCGCAATCTCTTCGGGCGGCGGCGGATGCGGCGGCGGCAACGGGTTTACAGTTCTCGCAAATCTCCCCGGCAATGGATCGCATCGCTCAATCAGGCGCATTAGTTGGGCGGCAACTCGCAACGATTGGGCTAACGCTTCAGGACGTCGCGAAAGCAGCCGGCACAACTACCGATGCAATTCGCGAGACGTTCAAAAACATGGACCCAGGCGACCGTCTGGATCTCTTAATCAAGTCGCTTCAGAAGTTTCAGGGAACGGCGGAAGCTGTTAGTAAGTCTCTCTCTGGACAATTTCAGAATCTCCAAACTGAAATGACGTTGGCGTTTTCGGGTATTGGCGAAGCTCTGGCGCCGTTGTTGAAGCAGTTGATGAGCTTGGGACAAGAAAACGTTGTTCCTGCAATCGAAGCGCTTGTGGCGGCGTTTAAGGATTTGGCAAGTGCCGTAGGTCCGTTGGTGGGCGGTGTTCTCTCTGAGGTGGTAACCGGGCTGTCTGATATGGCAACAGTTGCCGCGGCGAGCGTATCTGGACTTGTGGCGATCGGTAAGGCGGCGGCCGGAATCGTAACAGATGTAACTAATGTGGATCTGACCTGGCATGGGCTGCTAGAAACGCTCAACACGGTCAATCCGTTTCATATCGCGGCTACCGAAATTCAGTTGATGCGCGGGCAGATTGATTTCTGGAATCAGTCGGCGTTGCTGATGAAACAACGTTTCGCTGAAGTCACGGATGGGTTAAAGAAGTTCATCGACACCACGACAAGCAATAGCGGGATGCTTGGATTGCGGAATGAGTGGGACGCGCAGACGAAAGCAATCGCAGATGCGCGCGCACAAGTGGACCTTGCAACCCAGGCCTATGCTAAACATCTGATCGGAGTGGGGGAGCTTCACCAGAAACAGGAAGCGTTAAATCAGGCGATTCTCGCATCAGACCCAGCACTGAGAACGGCGGCGGCTGCTGCGAAGTCGGCGGCGGCGTTTAATGAGCAATTCGCGCTGTCTCTACAAAAGGCTGTTGACGCTTCAAAAAACTACGAAGCCGGCACAGCCACGCTTTCGTCTACGCAAAGCGCGCTCAACGCGATCATGGAGCAGGCTTCTTTGAAGTGGGACAAACTGAGCGAAACCTCGAAGGGGCTTGTTCAATCACTCATCCCTCTCACCAACCAACTGAATGAGCTAGGCAAAGAGGCGGGTATCCAAAAGTTGACGGATGATATTACGAAGCTCGGACTGGAATATCCCAAGCAGTTTGCGGAAATGGATTCCGCCACGCTCGATCTAATCAACTCGATCCGCACGATGGATGGGACGCTCGCGAATCTTGAGGGCATGAAAGCCTTTCTCGCCAGCGTCAAAGAGTGGCTTGCATCAGAGAAGCAATTGGAAGATTCACAGAAACAGTTAACGACCACGATGGAAGGCGGAGAAAAGTCTGTTAAAGCATTTGGCAGTACGTTCTTATTGACCTTCGGCCAAGCGGAAAGCGCAACGGCTAATCTTGCAGCACATATCAAAGATATGTTGCGCGATCAGCACAACGCGGGAATGCAATTTGTGGACGACATCGCCAAGATAAATAGCGGCGGTCTTCTGACGGTCCAGCAGATGCAAAACCAGTTAGATGAGTGGAACAAAATCGTAGCGGCGGCCGAACGTCTGCATGTTCCGATGTCCGAACAGTTGACGGCGATTCACAATCAACTAACTGCGACATTGGCCTATAACGAAGCTGTAGGAGCTTCGAGTGCGGAGAATCTGAAACTAGCGCAGGCGATAACGCAAGTCTCGCTTGCTCAATTCGCTTTGCATCAGCAGACCATGGGCGACGCGATCTTGTGGAACACTGTAACGACCGACATGGTTAAGGCGTTCGATACCCTCGGACAGACAATGGCGACAGCGTGGATGAATGGCGACCTTGGCGCAAAAGCGTTAATGGACACCATGAAAAAACTCGCCACGCAAATACTCGGGGACTTGGTGCAGGGTGCCTTGAAAGACCTCGCGGCTTCGCTGATTCAAAACAGCGGACTCATGCAAACGCTCGGAGCCACGGCAGTTTCAACCGTGAAGACTTCAACAGATGCAATCACGAGTGCAACGAGCGCGGCAAGTCATTCAATTACGCAGATAGCGTCGGCAGCGGTATCGAGCATCAGTTCACTCGTTGGGATGGTAACGGGCATCATCTCAGCGATCACTGGGATTATCGGCAACATCGAAATGGCGCATATGGAAAAGACGCTGGGCCAGATCGAAACGAACACAAGGCAAGCTTTCAATGCACTGGGAGCGGGAAGTCAGTCCATCGCGGGCACATCGCTATTGAGTTCTCAAAAGCTCACAGACATTCTCCAGAACATCCAAGGTCCGGTGATCTCGCTGCTGGTTTCCATCTCTGGAAACCTGGACGATATCAATTCCAAGATGGGAACAATGGTCATGGGCTCAGGTGGCGATTCGTCGGGGCTTCTGCAAACGATCAGCGATCTAAAAGGCCAACTACAAGTATTGAACGAGCAATTCAACCAAGCGCACCTGGCGAGTCTATCGGCTCCCGCTTCTACGACCGTCACCAACTCGGCTCCATCTCCCACTGGCAGCGCAGCGGTGGACTACAGCGGGCTTGCGGCGAGCGGGACACCCCAAAGTACCCCGGCGTACGTTCCGACCGTCATGGAGGCTCTGTTAGCGAATATTGACAGCAACACAGCCGATATCCTCGAAGCGTTAGCCGATGAGTTCAAAACCACAACCCAGATGATCCACGCTAGGGCGGTAGCGGACGCCATGAGCGGGTTTTTGAGCACGCCGCTGGATTTACTCGCCAAGGTAGCGAACGGCTTCCCTGATCTTATGGCAACGTTAAACGGGACAGCTACAAGCTTGGGCGGGGCTGCGGGAACACTGGCTACGGCTGCGAGCAATGCCGCGGTAGCTTCTCAGACCTTGGCAACGGCTTCAAGCGGCGTGGCTCTCGTTTTGGGATCGGCGTCGACCCAAATAGCGACCGTGGCGGAAATTCTGGCGATCAAATCGAACACCGGGCCGGTGCTCGGATCTCAATTGCTCGCTTCGCAGCTTCCAACCGGAAGTGCAGACGTTCCGGGGTTCAAGACTCAGGGCGGATCGGCTCTGGGAAGTCAGATTAACGTGACGGTGAACGTTCCAGGGACGCTCGTAGGATCTGGCGGTATGCAACAATTGTCCGACACCGTTGCGAACACTATGATCTCGACTCTTTCAGCGAAAGGTATCCGGCTCACCAGGGGGTAGAACATGACATCAGAACAAAAGCAAGTGCTGTTATCGTTGCTTCGCCTCGCATGCGCTGAGGAAGACGCCGAACTGGATGAAGGACCGTTAGCGACAGTGGAAATCCCGACGAATGGCGGCGGCGTGCTGAATTTGCCGGTAGTTCTATTGGAGAGCACAGAGGAGCAATAAGATGGCGAACTCACTTTACTCAAAGGGACGTGAAAGTTTTCTCCTGGGACAGATCCTATGGGGAAGCGACAATATAAAAGTCGCACTGGTGAAGATCGGCGGTGGTCACTACGTCGTTAACCTGGCAACCGATCAATTCTTGAGCATAATCGCTGGTGGCGACATCATCGCGACCACTGCGAACCTCGGCACGAAAACGAGTGCTTTAGGAGTGGCGGGCGCGGCGAATACAGTCTTCACGGCTGTAGGAGCAGGCGCCGCGGCGGGCGCATTGGTGATTTATGACGATACCGGAGTGGCTGGAACCTCGAGATTGATCGCCTACATTGATACCGCTGCGGGCCTGCCTGTGACTCCAAACGGGTCAGACATAAACGTAGCTTGGGCCGTGGACGCGAACTTGATTTTTAAGCTGTAATCTATGGCGACAACAATCGAAGCAAAATACGGGACTAGTAATCAGGCGATCACTTGCACTATTACTTCGCTTGCGAACAACGGCCAGCGGGCGTCCACTGCTGTCGATAACACTTCGAATCTGTTCTTGGATGCGCTCATATTCGTGAAGGTGAAGTCAAACGCTTCAGGCACAACCGCAACGGGTGTGGTTAACGTATACGCCTACGGCACAGCGGACGGCGGCACGACGTATTCGGACGGGGCTACGGGGACCGATGCAGGAATCACATTAACCAGTCCGCCCAATGTGCGGCTCATCGGAACCATCAACGTCGTAGCGAATGCGACTACTTACAACGGCGGCCCCTTCTCTGTAGCCAACGCATTCGGCGGCCAACTTCCGGACCACTGGGGAATCGTAATCGAGAACAAGACTGGCGCAGCTTTAGACGCTTCCATCGGAAGCTCGTGGTATCAGGGCATTCAAAATCAGGCGGTTTAATTGCCGAAACAGTTCAGCCGAAAACCTCCGTTCGGCACCGGGCCTAATCTTTCTCATCCGCGCGCTCAAGGTCTCATCGGCGCGTGGGAGCTGAATGAAGGCGGCGGACTTAAAGCCTACGATTCTACCGGGCGCTACGGCGCGGGCGATCTCACCAACGGGCCAACCTGGGAACGCAACGCCCAGGGAGTCGGCCTCAGCCTCGCGGCGGCGTCCAGCAATTTCGTAAACATTCCGCACAACCCCACTCTGTCTCTAACCACCGGCGGATTCACCAGCTTCACCTTTGAGGTAATGTTCCGGCTCAACAGCCTGCGGAACTACAACGGGCTGATTACCAAGCAGATCGGCAACGGAACGAACCCGCTCGATGTATATGTCGATGCCAGTGGGAATCTGAACATCGGCGTGGGGACCGCATTCATAACTAATTCGGCGGTGATGGCTGCTAACGTCTGGTACGTGCTGTCCATCGTATTTCAGGACGGTACGCCGGGCACCTCTTCGCCGGTCGCGACCGCTTACCTCAACGGCGTCAAAATTGGCAGCAACACGTACGGCGTAGATCATGCCGCTCCGGACTCCACGAACTCGATCAAGATCGGTGGGCGCGCGGATGGCGCTACGTACGGTGATGAACGGATCGCTTTCGCGCGGCTCTGGAATCGCGCCATCTCAGCGGCGGAAGCGCAGGATGGCTATGTCAATCCCTGGGGCATGTATGCGGTCAGAAAAATCCGACCACTAACCACCGTAAGCATTCCCGCCCAAAACGTCACCATAGCAGCGGGCATCGTTTCTGCTGAGGCTTTCGGATCTACCGGGCTATCGGTTCAAAACACTCTCGATATCGCAATTAGCGCAGGCATCCCATCGGCAGAGGCGTTTGGTGCCGGACTCACCGTTAACCTCGGAGCCAACCAAGGAATCACCATCGCTAGCGGTATCCCGTCTGCTGAGGTCTTTGGCGTCTCCCCAGCCGTGGGAATCTCAGGAAGCATTGTAATCGCTACGGGCATCCCCTCTGCGGAAGCCTTCGGGGTCAGTCCTACAGTCACGCCTAATCTTGGAATCGTTATCCCCTATGGCATTCCGAGCGCAGAAGCGTTCGGGCCCACTGCCGTTTTACTCACAACAGTCCGAAGCTTCACGCTCTTTATCGCTGGGGTAGATAAGACGCTCATCTGTCAAGCGAACACGCTGAACGTTTCAAACCCCCTCAGTCAGTCAGCGACCGCCACATTTTCGGTTTACGATCCGGCTGGAACTTATCGACCGTCAGTCGGGCAAACAGTTCTGATGTATCAC